ATCTCAACGTGCCACCAGTCGCCACCAGGCGCCCCGGACACGGTTTGCTTTTGGTAGACCTGCCAGGCCATGCGGTCACAACGCCATGCTCGACCGAACGGCTGCGGCCAGTAGTCGATGACCATTTGTACGCCGAGTTCGTTTGCGTTGGCGACGCAGGCCTCAATGAATACTTTGCTGAGTTGTCGCCCGTTTGGTTTGCCACGGTCGTCGGGCATATCACGGTACGACAGGTCGACAGCGCGGCCTGTGGCGTGTACTGACAGGGTGCCGGGTTTGCCTTTCATGTCACGTTGACCGTACGACCCGTTGTTCCACAGCGACCCGTTGGCGTATTTGACGGCTTGCCTAATCCATTCGTCCATGCCTGGGCGTGGGCCTTTGGCGGCTCCGTCGGCGTTGCCGATGTAGTCGGTGGCGCCTGGTACGCCTGGTTTAGCTTTGGCTATTGCCACGACCGTACGCGACGTCTTTGGGGTTGGCCCATCGCATGATGACGGGTAGCAGGGCGGCTGCTGCGGCTTTGGCGAGGTCTTGCGGGTCGGTGTTGCCGGTGGCTGCGACAGCTGCAACGGCGGCTAAAACAGATCGAGCGTACGAGGCGAACATTGCTTTGGTTTGGTTGCTCATGGGTGGTTCTCCGTGTGGTGGTCAATTTTTTGTTCTATTCGGCCCAACGCTTCGTGTACCCGTCCGTGATCTTTATGGTTTTCTTTTTGGCCCCGATGAATGATCGCAACGAGTACAGAGAAAGCGCCAGCGATGACAGCCACCACAATCGAAGTATCCATTTGATCACGACGCATCTACGATTGGCAATGGGCTTTCAACGCTTACATTTGGATTGACAAAAACGTCGTTTTGTTCGTCGTAAACGTCTCCTATTGCCGCGTATTTTCCGCGAATTTTGCCCGTGTATGAAGTGCGTACACATTTTTGATTGCGGAACTTTGCATACCATTCTTCGGGCGTCAATTCTTCAATGATTTCGGTTTCGTCAATTCCTGTGATTACTTCCGTTACGACGTTTTGATCGTCGAGGAATGCGTAATGTGCCATGAGTGCTCCTATGGGAATGTGATCGATCCGGTACCAGCGGTAAAGTCGTAATAACGGTAAGTGATCGGGCCTTCCGTGTAAGTACCGGTTGTCGAAGTCAGTCCTGCACCGACCGTAATTGTCCCGAAAGAGCTCGGGTATCGCAGGACGACCCGACCGCTGCCACCATTGCCACCGTTGGCGCCCGTTGCTAAAAGGCCTGATCCGCCGCCACCGCCGCCTCGGTTGGCGACCGCAGCCGTCGGAACGGTATCGTCGTTTGTGCCATTTGCTCCGCCATCACGTCCAAGTCCACCTGCCGCAGTTTGATACGAGCCCGCACCGCCTCCGCCGCCATACGTGATTGCGGTTCCAGTTGCGCTTGATGATACGCCGTAGCCGCCAGTACCTGGTATTCCACTTGAGCCAGCGTTGCCAGGTGCGCCAGCGCCGCCGCCGCCACCGCCACAAGCCGAACCAGCACCGGTACCCGGGCCACCAGCTCCACCGTTTGCATTGTTAGCGCTCAGTAACCAGGCAGTAACACCGTCACCGGTTCCGCCGCTTGCCGCGCCTCGACCGCCGCCACCACCGCAACCACCATTTGCGCCATTGGTGTTGTCTGTTCCACCGCCGCCACCACCATTTGCGGTGATCGTGCTAAACACGCTGTTTGATCCGGTGCCGCCTGTTCCAGCGCCACCAGCTCCACCACCGCCAACAGTCACGGTCACAGTTGATCCGTTTGCTGGGATCAATTGACCGACTAAAACTTCTCCCCCACCTCCGCCGCCACCAGTATCAACGCCGCCGCCAGCACCACCGCCAGCTACCACCAAATATTCGACGTTGAATGTTACGCCACCGAACGGAAAAAATATGGAGGCTGACGCCGACGTGAAATAAAGTGTGCCGCCTCCCCATTGCGTCAAAGCAAGTGACCCCGATGTAGTGACGGTTGCGGTGCCTGCGGTCACGGTGCAGGTGCCTGCGCCAATGTTGATGATTTGCAAAGTGTCGCCAGCGCTAAACAATGAGGTGTTGACGGTAACGGTCGTAGCCGATGCGCTGTTCATCACAATGCGGGTGCCTTTGTCGGCAGCGACAAGAACGTATGACGCGGTCTTATTTGAGACCGTCCAGTTGTAATCGTTGGCTTGCAACGTATCCATCTGGGCGGCCGTCAATACTTGCCCGGCGGTGAAATCTTGAATGGCCATAAGTGCTCCTATCCTAAAACATTCTCGGCGTCGAGTACGCCATAGGTGAGGTCATCCAATATGAGCTCGTAAACGATGGTGGTGGCTGCTGTGTACAGGTTGACGCGATGCCCGGTGCTGAAGTCGATCAGATGCTCGATGCCTTCGACGGACAGCTCTTGACCAAGGCTCGTGGTTCCTGTGCCTGTCTGAAATGTTTTTTCCATGGTGATTGTGTCACCAATGTCGATTGTGGCGACCGTGTCGCGTTGGGCGGTGGTCAACATTGCGAATTTGGTGGCGACGTCGGTGTACCTGGCTTCGGGTTCACCGTTCAGCAGGTAGGTGGCTGCGGCCGACAACTGCGATCCGCTGGTCTCCAACAGGCTGTTGGTGATGCTCTCGGTTTGGATGAAGTAGGTGGCGATCGAGGCGGTGTCGCTTGCGGTTGCGTTAGACCCGCCAAGGTTTTGAACGTAGGCACGGTTCACCACGCTGTCAGCTTCAAAAGTGATGCCTACGTTGTCGTATTTGACGCCTGTGCCGTTGTCTTTGAAATCAGCAACCGATGCGCTGAGCGTCGAACCGATACGATTTTGGAATGTCAACACGCCGTCACGCGATACGAACAGGCGACCGAATTCTGCGGTGCCGTTGATTTGGTTTAGGTAGGCCAGCACGTTTGTGCCTGCCGGGACGGTGTACGCGGTGTCGTGGCCAAGGTTGACGGTGCCTGTGGAAATGTTGCGGGCCGTCGGCCCGGTCGGATAATCGACTTCAGGCAGGTCTAAAACGCTTTCAATACGTTCGCCTGATGTTTCGGTCGTCACGTTGTATTCGTCCATGTAGGTCTGTGCAAGCAGGTAGAAGTCGTCGGCGCAGTAGACGCTGACTGTGTTTAGCCCGCCTAACGCAAAGTTGTAGTCGTAGTTGACGACGTAGCCCTTGAACAGGTATTCAAGTACGTTGCTGGCGTTGTAGCGGCCAAGGCGCACACGGCGCATAGGTGCCAAACCGGGAACGTTGGCGTTGGCGTCGTAGTACGGGCTCGATGTGTCAAATGGGTTGAAGATGCCGTCAGCGAGCGTGTCATTGAGCGTGAACGTCATAGTGCCAGCGCTGAACTGGTCGCCCTGATCTTTACGACCTCGACGCACAGCAATGTTTAGGGTGCCGTCGGTGACGTCAGCAAACTGGGTCGTGCCGTTTAGCACATAAGCCGTGTTGTCTAAAACGCCTTTGTATTGGTCATCAAGCGTAAAAGCGTCAACTTGAAAGCCTGTGTCGATTTCGAGCAGGTAGTTGCCTGATTGGACGATTGTTGTGCCGGGCATCAGACGTACCCGCTGACCTCAATGCGCGCCGGGCCAGCTGATCGGTTGTAGGCGCGGATGCTGTCAACCACGGCCTGCCCGATTTCGGCGCTGGTTGCCAATCCGCCGTTGACGTTCACGGTGATGTTTTCCAGCATGGCATTGCGGGCGCTTGATGTGAACGGGTTGCTGGCGATGCCTGCGCCCAACATATTTGGGGCTTCCATGACCTGCCGGACGGATGCGCCACCACCGCCGCCACCGCCCGCTGTAGGCACGCTAGGAGCCGCTACGACGACCGATCCGCCCGCAGATGAGGGAATGGGCACCCCTAGGTTTTTGTCGCCTCCTGCGGTCGCTAAAGCGCCGCTACCGGCCCCGCCACCGATGGTTGGCATTTCAGGGATGCTGAAGCCTCGACCGCCGATGCCTGGCACCCAGTCCGGGATCTCAAACGACAAGCCCCCGAGGGTTGAGTTCCATAGGTTTGCGATCGTGTTGAACACGGTGCGAAATACGCTGACCATGCTGTTGAGGTAACTTGCAACGTAATCAACGGCAATTTTTATTCCTGCCTTGAGTGCGCCAAAAACGGCATCTGCAACTTTTCTAAAGCCTTCAAATTTGGCGTATGCGGCCACAAGAGCTGCACCCAGTAGCACAATGGCGGCCACGACTAGCCCGATTGGGTTGGCGGCCAACGTGATATTGAACGCAGTCTGTAAAAATGCCGCGGTTTTGACTGCCACGTTGTAGGCAATGATGGCGGCCGACAGGGTGCCGATGACGCCTGCCAGGATGATCACGACGTCGGCGTTTTCTTCGACGGCTTGCGCCATTTTGGTGATGATTGGTACTAGACGCTCCAGCAATGGCAGGACGGCGGCGCCAATGCTTTCTTGCATTTCGGCAAACGCGATCTGCATTTTTGCCATGCCGCCTTCAGCGGTTTCGGTGAATGCTTTATTTGCTCCGCCGAACGTGCCGCCAAGGACGCTGATGATGGTTTCCATGTCGGCACCCTCACGAATGAGGTTTGCCATTTCGGGCGTAAGCGATCGCAGGGCCTTGAAGTTGCCTTCATACGCTTTGGCGAGCGCGTCGGCAACGGTGGTTGCGTCAATGGATGTTGCCCGGCTGATATCGAGCACGAGCGACATTTGCGATTGGGCTTCGTTGATATCTTTCGTGCCACGCACAAGTGCGGCAAATGCGGGGCGCAATACGTCGTCGGCAACGGCCGCTTGGCGTGACATTGCGCTAATCGCTTTTTCAACTTCGGCGATCTGTTCTTGCCCGGCACCTGTCGAGTTTTCGAGCTGTACGGCAAGTGCAGCTTGAGCAGCCTCATCTTCCGCAGCTGCTTTGGCGGCCATGCCAAGACCAGCGGCGAGTGCGCCGACAGCTGCGATCGCAGGCACAAACGCTTTCTCCATCCCATAGCCGACCTTTTCCGAGGTCGTTTCAAGGCTGTTGAATTCCTTTTTGGCGCGCGCAATACCCTTATCGTCAAATTCGCTGATGATGGGTATGCGAATGCTCATATGGTTGCAATTCTACGATTTATGTTGCCTGCAACGAGTTCAATCGACTTGACCATTTCTGATTGCACATCAGTCAAATTTGCGTCGGCGGCTGGCCACATAACGCGGGCAGGCGCTCCCCACGCCAACGTGCTGAGCGATTGACCTAGACGGCTGTCATTAGCAAATTCAATGATTGACGCCGCTGGGTCTTTCTGAATGATGGTGACGACGCCATCGGTGCGACGGCCTGCGTCAACTTTGACTTGTATACCTCGTCGA